AATAGCAGTCGTAGACGCCATAGTTCCAAGCGCGTCCCAATAATCCTGCATCCTGGGAAGGATCAAGCCAAAATGCCTCGCTGCCACCACAGTTCCAAACTGCGTAGGGCAGATTCAATGCCTTGCACGCTTTGATGTCTGCCGGGCTGAAGCCGCTGTAATTGGCGTGGCTGTGCCAGCAAGCTTTTGCGTCATCGATATAGTCCGCCGTATCTTGGGCGCTCATCACAAAGGTGTCGGGCTTGTCGCTGATATTGCGGCACTCCACTACCGTTCCATCAATAAGAATGAACCCGCATGTTTCCTTCGGGTATGCGCGTTCCGCGTAGGTCCGCATTGCCAGCCGCTGCTCAGCGGTAAGCGGGTTTTGCCACTGGGACAACATCAGCCTTGAGAATCGACGAGACCAGGGAAACCCCCGAAGGGCAATCGGGTATCAGCACCAAAACGGAGTTTGCAGCTGGTTAGACGCTTGCCACATACATCATCGTCTGGATTGAAAACCTGTGTGTCATTTGCGTTGAAATAGTTGGTGCCGCTGTAGTGGCAGCCAATATCGCTGCGATAAATCCACTGACACTGTTCACGCAATAGACGGCGACCCGGCAAGCTGCGACCTTCAAGATCAAACGGTACTGCTAATTGGAAAGTGACAGAAAGTTTTGTTTCGTTTGATTTTTGTTCAACTATCCATTCATCTGGTCCCCAATAGGCGTCAGGATCAGCGCCAGGGGTCCCGTCAAGATATGTCGTCAAAGTGCGGATTCGACTGACACTGGCGCCAACTAGATCGGCGTAGGTGTTAGTCAGAGCTGTAATCGCCAAACCGACGTTGGCAAAGATGATGCTGGGGCGTTCCAGCTTGCCGCTGGTATTCAGCTCAAAGCCATTCGCCTGCAGTGGCAGGGCGGTGTAAGTGTTGCCGTCGTAGGTGATGTCATTGCCGTTGGTTTGCGACCAGTTACAGAAGCGATAGATCGACTGATCCGTTAAACCGGCGGGCAGCAACGTCGAAATGTCCAGGGTGAAGAGGTCAATGACCTCCGGCATCTGGGTCTTAAAGGTTTCAGCAACAGGTGGTGTCTGCGTCATACGTACACACGCTCCAGCTCAAATGAAATCGTCATGTAAGACGCACTGACTGGGGTCATCGTCCAGCCGTCACGAACTACATAGTTTCGATCCGCCAAAGTCAAATTAACCTCAACAACCGTGCCGTCGCTAATAGTGACCGAGGTCACCAATCCTGTTGTGAGATTTACGGTGTAGTCGATTGTGAGGGTATAACCAGTAAGGGTCAAGGTGCTGATGTAGTTGTACCCCAGATCCAGCTGACCAGATGCAATAGGACGGGAGAACGTCTTGGTAGACATTGGGGCGGTCCATGCCACTGCCGACCCGCGCAACGTCAGCAGATAACTTTCGATGGAATAGGCATCCGCATAAAGCATCGGGGATGTGGTGCATTGCCAAACTTCGCGGTCTGTATTTAGGCCGTCAGTCAGAAGCTGGCTGTAACCATCACCGAAGGTCGCCTGTTGGCGGCGCTGGCTACGTTTGACCACTGGGGTGGCGTGAGCCAGTGGTATGTCGTTGAAGGCGATGTAAGCCATTAACGCAAGACCCCTCCGCTACGACGCTCGTTGACCAGGGTTGACATCACGATACCTTGAACTTGGTTGGCTATCTGCTTCTGGGCAGCGGGGCTGAGCTGTTCGCCAGTGTTCTCAACAGTGATGTTGACCGAGCCAACCTGAACGCCGCCCATTGCGTTATTGGGGACGATGCTGCCGCTGCGCCCTGGCACAAACAGCTCAGGACCACGCTCACCAACGATTGCAGGTTTGCCGCCGGAGATACTGCCGCCATCAGCAAAGCGCGGCAGATTTTTAAAGGCAGAAGAATTAGGGAACAAGCTGAAGAGGGCAGTATTGACTGCGAGCTGCAGAAGCTGGTTCGTCAGGTTGCGGAGCATGTTGGAGGCGACCTCTGCCAGGGATTTGGTCTGATCAACTGCTGCCATCAGCATGTCGCTGACGCCAGTTGCAATGGTCTGACCAAGTTGCCCGTAGATCTGCTCAAGGCGCTGTGCTTCTTGCTGCTGCTGCTTCAAAGCCTCAGCCTGTTTTTTGTTGTTGGCTTCGTTCAGATCCTTGATGCTGCCTGTGACGTTTTCAGTGCCGTAAAGAACGTCAAGCTGTTCCTTAAGGACGTCCCTCGCCTCTTGAGACAGCAGCGGGAAGTCTCTGTCGATTTTTTCCTTTCTGATTGACAGCTCAAAACGCTTTTGCTCTTCACTGGTCAAGGCAGTAGCCAGCCTTGTTTGATCCTGAAGCTGCTGCAGCAACTTTTCCCCTGCTTCGGCTTGCTGCTGGAACGGAGTTTTGGTTGGTTTCTTGCCTTTGCCCTGAGTGCGCGCAGCCAACAACGCTGGCGGAGCGGAAGCAGCAGCTACAGCAGGCGTGGTCGCTTCAGGGATGATCTGCCCCGTCTTGTAGCCGTATTGCTCGATCAGATCCTTCTCTCGCTGGAGCTTAAGCTGATTGAATAGAGCTGGGTCAAGCTTGCCGCCGCCCCTAATCAAGGCAAGCTCTTTCGCTTCTTCTTCTGCTTGCCGGAGGATCTTGGTTCGCTGCTGCTGAGTCAGACCGAACTGCTGGGCGCGCCTTCCGATGTTGATCAGTTGATTGACAGAGTTGATCGCGCCAATCGCTTGATCAAGGATTGCCTTAATTGCTGGGCTAAGAACCGTGCCAACGACCCGAGCAATGTTCTCGACGCCATCGACCAGGGTGCTGAACTTGCCTGACAGCGTGTCGGACTGAGCGATTGCACCTCCTGCATATTTGCCGCCTGTCTCCGTCAGCTTCTCAAGGGCGAAATTGACAGCATCAGCGCCAATCCGACCAGACTCCAGTGCCTTGCGGAACTCATCAGCGCTCAGCTTGTACTCTTCGCGCAAGACGCCAGCGATGTCAACGCCGCGCTCCTGAAGCTGCAGTAGCTCTTCGCCCTGCAAGCGCCCTTTCGCTTGGATCTGACCAAAGGCAGTGGCAATGCCGCCCAGGTCAGCGCCAGTGGCACCAGCCACATCGGACAGACGCTTGGTGACATCGACGATCTTTTCTGTCTCAAAGCCAAACGCCTTCAAGCGCTTTGCCGTCTCAATCAGCTCTGAGCTTGTGAACGGAGTAACAGCGCCAAACGCCTGCAGCTCCGCGATAATGCTTTTCGCGTTATCAAGCGAGCCAGTCAGAACCTGCAGGCTCCTGGTTTGCGTCTCAAGCTCTGCTGTCTTGAAGATGACAAACCTTGCTGCCTGAATCGCGGTAAAGCCAGCCAGTAATCCGCGGATCGCCCTGCCAAGGCTGTTGACCCCAGTGCTTGCTGATTTGGCAGCGCTCCCAGTATCCCTGAGCTGACGATTGAACCCACGGATATTGTTTTGCGCGCCCCTGACAGCTTGCTCAAGCTGCTTGGTTTCGTTCTTGACTTTGCGCAGCGGGTTGAGAGCCTTTACGGCATCAACGATCAGTTCAACTCTGGACTGAGCGTTTGCCACCGCTGCTATCGCTTACAGATGACCCAATCTATCGCCGCTGATTCTTCGCGCGCTGCATCGCCTCCTGCTCGCGCTCGTTCTTCAGCTCATAGAACGCAGCGTAATAGGCAAACTCCGCATCGGTCAGCTCGTTACGCATCCGGCTGACCGTCATACCCAACTCGCAGGACAAGAAGAACTCAAAGAAGAGCCAGTTGTCCTGCTTCAGTCGTTTTTTGCTTCCTCAAGCGTTTCGTCGTCACCCAGACCGAACAGGAACAGCTCAAGCTCGTTCAGGACAGACTCAGGCAACATGCGCTGCAGCTTGGCGGCATCAGCAGGCGCAAAAGCTTTGCTGCCATCCTCCAGCTCAGCCTTCTGGCACAGCATCTGGGTGCTGATGTCCAAGGCTTCGTCCGTACCAGCCAGGGCTTGCGCCTTCTTGCGGTCAGCCCTGGTGATCGGCGGGAAATAAAGATCCACCAACGCATCACCGTCGGCGTTCTTCAATACAAACTTGCGGCGCTGGTTAAGGTCAAACGCCTCAACCAGCATGTCAACTGTCCGCTTTTGTACTGGCATCAGAGCTTATTTAATCGCTCTGATACTACACCTCATCACTCAAGGTTGCCGGTGATGGTGCCGCTGGTGATGAAATTGCAGCTCACGACAACAAGCTCACCAACGGTGGAACTGATCTCCATGTCGGTGATAATGCCAGCGAAGCTGATCGAATCAGTGCCGCTGGTGGTGCCGGTGGTAAACAGCTCGAAGGTGGCGTCTGCCGGATCAGCAGTGGTCAGCACGTCTTCCAGGAAGCCAGCTTGACCAGTCGCGTCGGGGTCATAGACCAGCTCGACGGTGCCGGAACCGGAGATCAGGCTGCCGACAAAGGAGCGGAAGGTGTCGCCGTGATCGGTGACATCCAAGGTTTCCTTGGTAGTAGTCAGGCTCCAGCTGCGGGTGCCAACGATGGTGGCGTTAGTGCTGCCAGCTGCGTCGAACTGAACAGAACCTTGTTCGCCTCTGTGAATTGCCATGGGTCAGAGTCCCTCGATGGATTCAAAGGTCACACGGACCTGGGTTTGGAAATAGCCCTCGGGAGCTGGTGAAGCCAGAGCCTCTGGACCTGTTGGAGCGTCGAAGAAAACCCCCGACACGTTGACCCTATTGTAGAGATCGCGGATTCTTTTCCCGATGGTGTAGTTAGCACCAGGACCAACGCCGGGAGCCGTAAAGATATTGAAGACGACTAAGCCAAAGATCCGGTTCTGCGAGTCGCTTGTCCCACCCTGGCTAAGGTATTCGTTAGCGCCGAAGGTGGTTAAGCATTGCACCCAGCTTGACCCTGGCGTCGGCTCATACGCCATGTTGTGAAACACGATCGGGATGGCAGGGCTTTGTGCTAGCTCAGTTGCTAATCGCGCTTCGATGGTGGCGCGTACCGTGTTGAGGTTAATTGCTGCCATCAGTCTTCAGCGATGATGTTGCGCCATTCCTTGCGGACATAAGCCTCAAGCTCCTTACCGATCAGATCGGGGAAGCCCGGCTTAGTGCCCTGCTTGGTGCGGTACTTGCCACCCCACGATGGCGGGAGGTTGGTGCCGTAGCAAACTGCCTCGGCGTATTCGACGTTGTTAAAGACGACGCCCCGATAAGGATCGTCGGTATTGACCTGCCAGCCCTGGATTAATCGCCCGGTCTCAACAGGCGTTCCGACGGGGGGCTGACGGAGCTTTAGCTCTGCCTGCCATTGCAGCGTCGTGCGCTTAACTAGCTTTTTAACCTGATCGTCCATCAGGTCCGGGATTTGATCGAGGCGGATGTTGCGTGGCATCGTTAAGCCCTCAGGATCAGTTCGTAGACAATCGCCGTGTTCGCCTGCTCCGTTAC